AGGTGGTGTGCAAGTGTATACTTCTCCATTGTGGTTAAAGGATAATGAAACGCCCTTTTGCCAGAATGTAGACATAAGTAGGCCAGGAGAGCTAAGGAAAGCCATGGGCTATACTCAATTAGGATCGGCAACAGGTGGGGACGCTCCCAGGGGCGTGTTTGTGTTTGACCAAGAAGATGGAACTAGTACCCTTTTCAAGCTCACAGGAGGAACTCTTTCTAAGTGGGGAGGAAGCTCGTGGAGTAACCTCTCAGGGTCAACTATAGACTCTAGTACGGACCGAATGGAAGCTGTTTTAATGTATATCAACACGGGAACAGGAGTCGGTACAGGGGCAGACACATTTGTAGAGAGGATGTACTTTACAGTTGGAACAAGCGATGAGGTTAAATACACTAATGGGACTACCATAGGACAGATAGCTAGTGTTTATGCAAAGCATATTGAAGCCTACAAGGGTAGAATATACCTAGGAAATGTTAAGCAAGGTTCTAACACTCACCCAACGAGAGTGCTATACGGAGGAGTTGCAGATGACGACTTTACAGACCCAGACTACATAGACGAATTAGGAGAGCCAGTAACAGCCTTGAAAGAATATTCAGGAAGTTTGTTTATCTTTTCAGAGAATAAGTTAGCCGCTTATGACGAATACAAATTACAAGTAATACCAGGAAGTTATGGGACGACCAGTTCTTCTACAGTCAAGGATGTCTTAGGGAGGTTGGTTTGGTATAACCGAGGCGGGGTGTTCATGTATCAAGGAGGTGGAGCACCACAGAATATAAGTAAGAGGGTTCAAGACTGGATTGAGGCTATATCAGACGCAGAAGCAGTTACAGCAGGGGTTGATGATAATGACCGATACAACCTATACATAGGAGACGTTACAGTCGATAGTGTAGCTTATTCGGATGTAGTTTTAAGATACGATGTAACACTTAATGCCTGGGACATACTCCCAGATAGGCCGTTTAAGTATTGGACTAGAGAAAGAAGTGGAGGGGTGTTTAATGTATACGCCACAGATGTTGACCAAGACAGGGTTTGGTATGTGAATAATGGGCGATCGCTTAACGGAGCAGAGATAGAAAGTATATGGCAGAGTGCAAAGCTAGACATGGGACAACCAGACACTACTAAGAATTTCTATAAAGCACACTTAACATTCAAGCCCAACGGAGCTAATGAACACTTTACACTACAATACAGGCTAGACGGGACAAGTGCATGGAGTAATATAGGGGGGACTACGAGTAATGTCTCGGTAAGTGGTAGCAATGATATAGAGGTTAAAAAGATAGAGTTTCCACCTAACACTCAGGGGAAGTTTATTCAGTTTAAGTTATCCCATACTTCTACGGGGAATGGTTTTAATTTATATGAGTTAAACATTAACAATGACGAGCTTAGAACGTGAAGAATTTAATGAGTATTTAGAGAAACCCTTAGAATTGCCTACAGGGGAGTTAGGCACACAGGTAAATCTTTCTGCTACCTCTTTGGCTACGGGTGGGCTGAGTGGGTCGTTTATTATCAAGGATAATGGAAACATAAGCATTTACGACAGTTCGGGGAACTTAGCTATATTTTTAGGATTTGAATAATGGCAAAGGTCGCAGTATTAAAGGTGGCTAAAAGGGGATATGATGTGAGAACAGCAAACCCGAAAGACCTTACTATAGACTCCACTAAAAATCAATTTAAAGTGCACAGGGGGGGAAGTGGAGTAATTTCCTTTGAAGCGAAAACTGCGGGAAACTCTTATCAGGGACACTCAGTAGATGTTGTTCACAACCTAGGATACCAACCTGCTTTTCTCTTGTTTATGAAGAGACCTGACGGGAAAGTCAGGCTTTCTCCTTACCTAGGAACGGGCTCTACGGGACCAACAAATGTGTCTTCGGGGGTTGCTAGGGTTGATGATAACACCTTGAGGTTTTATTTCTACGTATGGGACCTATTTTTAGACGCTTACAATGCTTTTAATGTGGAGTATAAATATTTTATTTTTGTAGACCCCAACAAGAATGTCTGGAGTTCCTAATATAAAAGTTGCTAGGAGTGGCTACGATACCAGAACGGCTAGTAACCAGAATCTGGCTTTGGGGACAGAGTTTACAATATTAAAAATAGCCCGTATTAAGAGGGCAACTGCCGATGGAAGTGTACCCCATGGACTTAGTTATACCCCTATGTCTTTATTTCTAAGAGAACTGTCTAGTAGCCCAAAGCAAATAGGATATGCTTTGACTTCTCCTCTTTTAGACAGCAATAATTCTGTTGATAGCTCCAATATCAACTTTGAGAAGGTTGCCACGGGGGATTCTGCAGTAATTGCCGTTTTGTTTGCCGACCCCTTTGGGAGCGAGGATGTTTTCCGTCCGAACTTTGATGGAAGACCTGTGCTAAAGACGGGAGATAACCGTTTTGATAGCAGATATGATAGTCTTAAAGTGTTCTCTTCAGGGACACTAACGCTGAATGTTCCCGAATGGACATCTAGTGCAGGAGTTGTTACAAATACTGTTAGCACCTCTGTGTCTCATAATCTTAACTATGTCCCACTATTTGCCCCGTTTATTCCTGCTCAGACGAGTCTAACAGCGTATTACCAGTGGTATTGGCAATGGCATAATAGGTCAACATGGGCAACGTCAACGGAGTACCTCTTTGACGATTATGTCGAATATCCCAATTCTAGTGGGACTTTCTATGTTTCCCTACAACATCACACCTCTTCCTCCTCTACAGAACCTGGGGTGGGTGCCAGTTGGGGGAACTATTGGATTTTAAGCGAGACCTTGACGGGGTTTCCAGGGGCTCCAGGGAACATTCCCGACAGGGATATAGACCTAAACTCTTTGGAAGATGTCAAAATTGTCTATGGGGGAGTGTCTGCCTTTGTAGATGAAACAGTTTACATATATGCTACTACCACCCAACTCGTAATTAAATATGTTAGAACTGATACCCAAGCATTTGGTTATTCCACATTCCCGGCGAGAACGGTCAACCTTGGTTACACTATCTTCTATAATAGGGTGGACGAGGAGTTTAATTTACTAGAATAGTAGTGTGTTATAATATATAAAGAACTTCGAGGAGAAGTTAATTATTATTGACTATACATGACATATGTTGTTAAGTCTGGGGACACCCTAAGTTCCATTCTAAAGAGATTTAATGTGCCTGGTTGGAACACTCCAGCAGTTTGGAATAAGATTGCTCCTCAATTAAGGTCTAAAAATCCCAGGAGAGTATATCCAGGGGAAGTTATCAATCTTTCTAGTGTTTTGCCACAGACAAAAGCCACTACAACAACACCAACGCCAACTACGACAACTCCAAGACCGGTATTAGAGGCTCAAAGTGCGGCAGCAGCGACTCCACAGTTAGACTTTAGGGAGGTTATGCCCTGGGAACAGTTCTTCGACCCCAATTTGGCTCTAAGTTCTGCAGCACAGAGAGCAGCAGGATACTATACCCCCATGTTACAGAGGGGAAGAGAGGATGTAGAGAGTGATTTTGCAAGTAGAGGACTTACAAGAAGCTCACAAAGAGGTAGAAGTGTAATGGACTTATACAAGGATATGGCCGATCAGGAACAGAAAATGAGAGACCAGTTGTATGGAATAAGAGAAGGGGAAGCAAAAGAAGATTATGGCTACCAACAGGGTCTTTATGAAGCAGACCCCAGAGGATATAAGCCTAGCACTTACAAAGTAGAACCTTATGAATATGATTATCCCGTGGAGTCCCCCGTGAGGTATGGACAGAGTTACAGGGACTGGCTTAGAAGCACATTTAAGATTTAACTATAAAAACTATGACCGCCGCCGAACGACTTAAACAATATGAGGAATTATTCCAAAGGAGTCAGCAGTATGACCCAGCCAGATACCAGAGTGAATTTGAGAAAGCTTATGGAGAGGCTACTAACTACAATGCAGACTTAATAGGGCAAAGAAGTGAGGCAATAGGACAAGCCCAGGCCCTACCTTCTCAGTTAAGGGCAGACTATGCAAAGAGTGCAGTTAGGAATCCACTAGAGCAGGAGGCGTTAATAGCACAAAGGAGGGGTAATATTACTTCAGACATTTCAAGGCTTACGGATTTACTAGGGGCAAGAGGTTCAAGATACCAAGATGTTCTAGGAAAGTATTTACAAGCATACCAAACAGACGCACAGAGAGAACAGACGGCAGCAGAGAATGCTTGGAGGCTATACCAGGACGCACTACAACAAGAAGAAGCACAGAGGGCAAGAGCAGCGGCAGCGGCACAACAGGCTGCAATAGAGGACTTAATGAGGGATTTCTACACACAACCACAAGAAGTTCCTGTAGAGGAAGATTTGGTAATAGACACGGGAGATGACGGTGGGAGTTGGAGTCAAAGTTTTGAAAAAAGTCAGACAACTCCGTTAG